CACTTGGCAAAGCAAGATAACCGCCATTTTTTGAGTTTGTACTCGGTATTATTACACGCTGTGCAGTAAAGCCGTCTAAGGTCTGACCTGTTACAGTTGTCGATATACCGTTTATATCGACCGTTTTTGTTATTGAACGAATAACACCTGCACGGTGTCCGTCATTGCCGAGCATAATCAGATTTCCGATTGCAATGTTTTTCTGATTTCCGATTAAATGAAGTTCGAATGAACCGATACCCTGCCACGAACGGGTAAGTTGTAAACTCGTGTATAGGTCAACCTCATTTAATAACTGTAAACTCGGTGACAAAATTTTAATACTTGGTATATCCATATTACACCCCCGAATAAAATTCGCTGTAAACTATCTTAACTGCCGTTGCCTGACTGTCATCTCCACTGTCATATGTTATGACATTTTCACCTGGCTGCAGTTCCCAAAAGACCGATGCAGGGTCGATATATTGAAAAGCGTCCTTTGCAGCTTTGCCTGTTTCTGCAATTCTTACGCTCTTACTTCCCCTTGCTGTCACAATCACAAGCCTTTGTACTTCTGTTAAAGCCTGTTCAACGGCAATGTATTGACCTGTTGTTTTGTTGCTTATCTTTGGCTTAGTTGCCGAGCCATAAATTGTTATTGTCACAGGAGCTGGTACAGAGCCTTGATAATCAATTGTGACCTCACTTTTCAGGCTTGCAAAATTAATTGGCAAAGAAAATGGAAACATAAAGCCCTCGCCCTTTATGTAACCGATTTCCTCGGATTTGCTCGATACACTTCGCCAATATGGTGACGGACACCAGAAACTTATATCGGCTTTGTTATAATTGCGTATGCGTTCTGTAAAATCAGGAGGCAGACGAGGGATAGCTTGAGTGCGGACATGAATATAGTCGTTGCGGTAATATAGCCAACCAAGCTTACTTGTTGGTGTAAGTTTGCGTATAAGCTCATATCGTTGTGAATACATATCCTGACGATCATTTCCATGAACATATACAGTGCAGGGAATTTCTCTTGGTTCAATGCGTATTCCCTGCATATATGCACCATCCATACCAGGAATAGTACTTGAAATAATGCTTGCCTCCACACCACCAACACCTGATAAAGTTGAGAGAATATAAGGCTCTGCTGTAGCCAAATAAACATATGTAGATGGATTTGAATAGCTTCCGCTTGGCGGAACATAAATCATTTTTTGCATTTCTGAACACCTCCTTAAAGGTAAAAAGTGCAAAAAAATAAGACCTTAAACAGTCTTTAATGCTTGTTTATAGATTGATTAAATGCCACTTGAAATCTGTTTTGCTAAAGCCTGATTCGTCCTATCGAGCTGACGGCGTGTTTCAACCGGACTTTCAATCGGCTGATTGAAATTAACCGTCTGCTTTACCGTAACAGCCTTTTGTGAAGATTGTTTTTTAGCCGACTGTGCGAAATTTTGGCTTGCCCAGAACCTATCCGCCGAAGCATTAGCGGTATTCGCCATTTTTCTTTGATAAGCCTCAATCTTCCCGAAAACGCCGTCAACATATGCCTCTATATTATCCATCTTGGCTTTCATGCCGTTATAGAGTGCATCGCCGATAGTATTTCCGGCAATCTCATAATCAGACGCATATGATTTTATCAGACTTACAATCTGTTTCTGCGTACTATCCGCAATAAACTTCTGTGCCTGTGCCTTGAGCGAGAATGAATCCGTCAGCTTATCATACTTTTCGCCGACCTCATCAAGTTTCTTTTTCAAGCGTTCCTGAGTCGCCTGAGATTGTCCCTTGACTGCTTCAATTCTGCCCTCAAGGACTTTCTTTTGAGCTTGACGCTGTTCTTCGGCGAGGCGTTCGGCTTCTTCCTTGTCAAGACGGGCAAGCTCTTTTTGCAGCTGGGTACGGTTATAATCGTCCTTTTCGTAGGCTAATTGCAATTCGGTTTGTTGACGCTTATTCTCGTATTCTTGCCTCTTATTTTCACTCTCTTGTTTATTTGCAAGCTCATCAAGTGCGTCAATCTCGCCCTGAATAGCGGAAACAGTTTTGTCCTCCCAATTCTGCCAGCTCTCGATTGATTCATTTATTCTGTCCTCCTCAAGCTTACGCTGTTCCTCGTATTTTTGTTTGAGGGCTTCTGTAACGGCGTCGGCGAGAGTGTTTATACTGCTGATTTCATCGTCCTTGAGCGATTTCTTGAGGTTGTATATTTTAATCTCAAGCTCCATACGCTCCTCGGCGGTCATCTTATATTTTTGCCTTATTTGCTCAAGTTGTCTTAGCTCCTGCTGAGAATTCATCTTTCCAAGAGATTTTTTATTTTCAATACCTTTATATGCTGCTTGTAAAGCTTTTGTATTAGCAGCCTCTTCGTCAGCCTGCATTTGTTTTTTGGCATTATATAAACGCTTTTCCATATCCATCTGCTCATCAGCATTTTTGCTGTACCTATTGTTTATACGCACAAGCCAGTTGTATTCCTGCTGAGAATTAAGCTGACCGATAGCCTTTTTATGCTCAAGCTGTTTGAGTTCATTCGCAAGAGCCTTATTACTATCGTCAGTATTGCCGCCAGATTTGCCATAAGTATTGATGTTAATATTTTTTATCGCCTTGATACGAGCTTCCGCCTGCTTTATATTCTGTTGAATCTTATTATACTCCTGCTGATTTTTTGCAAGAACAGCACTTAAAGCATTTGTTGCAAGGTTAGCAATTGCCGACATACCCATAACCTGACCAAGCATTTTATATGCATTTATCTGTGATTGTATATTATTTATAACGCCCTTAGTTTCATCTGCACTCGCTTGCAGATTAGCTATTGTACGCTTTTGAGTGAGGATATAATCACTTTTCTTTGTTTCAAAAAGTTGCTTAAGTACATTTGCCTGTTCCTTGCCGAGCTTACCCTCATTAGCCATAGCAGTAGCAACAGTAGGATACTTGTCGATTAGCTGTATCATTGTATCAACATCAAGCTGTTTGCCCTCGTTGAGTGTTTGATATGCAGAGGCAAGACTCTTAACCTCGCTCGAAATATTCGACCAGTTCAATTCCTGCTCGCTGGATTCTATCTGTAAATTTTTGTAGATTTCAAGTTCCGCATTAATCTGAGCAAGGTCTTTTTTAACTTTAACTTTATCTTTTGAACTTTCCATTTCAAGTTCAAGCTCTTTCTTTTTTGCTGTCAGTTTGTCGATAAGTGACTTTTTTTCTTCCTCATAGACCTCCTTAATTTTTTCACCGTTTGCAAGGGTGAGATCACCTGTTTTGCTGATATAATTGGCAAGTTCAGGATATTCTTTCATGAGGCTTTTGAGGGTATCTGAATCCAATTTCCCACCTTCGGCAACAGTTTCATACGATGAGGATAATTCCGACAGTGAATCCGTAAGTTCCTCTATTGTTTTCGAGTGATCTTCAATAACCTCTGTTTCATCTTTTATGGATTCAGTAGATTGCTCTATTGCATCAGAAGAATTCTTAGCGTTTAACGCTTCGCTTACTGTCATTGTTTCTTGCGTTTCTTTGGAGCCACGCAAGAGAGCATCGTATTGATTTTTATAATCTTTGATTTTTTCCTCAAGTAAATCTGTTTTTTCTTTATATTGATTTACTATTGCTGCACCAGCGGCGTCTAAAACTTCGTCCTCGGAATAACCTTTATCTTTTAGCTCTTTTTTGAGTTCTTGTTTTGTGTTTTCCAATTCTATAGCAGCGTTTTCCCAGCTCGTTTCAATAATAGACAATTCCACACGCTGATGTGCTTTTTTTATGTAATCATCAATAGATTTTGTTAAATCTTTATACTTACCATCAACACCTTTTAGTTTAGATTCTTCTATGCCTAATTTACTTGCAAGTTTCGAGCTTACACTCGCTAATGTGCTTTTTTCATCGGCAGTTAAACTTGTTTTATTGCGTAATTCATCGTATACGGTATTTAAAGAGTTAATTTGTTCAATTTCAATGTCAACAGTTTGGCGTTGTTGTGCGGCATTTTCTTCAAGCTCTTCCGTGAGTTTGTTAACATCGCCTAATGCATCAACAGCTTTATAATTTGTACTTATCCAAGTTGTTGTTGCGGCAACAATGCCTAATATAGCACTTGCAACGGCAACATAAGGATTCGCAGCAGTAACAGTATTATTTGTTTGTTGTGCTGTTGTTGCTGCGTTAATTGCAGGAGTCAATTGCTTAAATCCATTGATAATACTACTCAAGAAATTACCTGCAGCAGTTGCGGCTTTAAATGTAACGACACTTGTAATAAGCCCCGCAAATGCAGAAGTCACTTCGGGTAAATGGTCGGACACCCATGAGATAAATTCTTTAACTTTTGGAGTAGCTTTTTCAACAATAGGTTGTAAAATATCTACTTCAAATCGCCTACCAAGAGCCTCCATCTGACTTTCGACATCGTTGTACTGTATGTCATTGATTTCCTTCATAGTGCCTTCAACATCTTTGTATGTGTTGTTAACATTATTTAGTGCAGTAATAACCGCCATAGCGTTATCTTCGCCAAGAGCAGACCATGTGTCGGACGTTTTTGCTAAATTTTCGGCAAGCCCCGTTGTAGTATTCAAATCGTTAATTACGGAATCGAATACTTCTTTTTGTGTTGCTTTTCCGTTTTTGAAAGAATTAAAAATTTGTGCAGTGCTGTCCGAAAAACTCTCGATATTTTGTTCAAGTCTGCCATCAATGATTGAGATAGATATTTCCTTAACGAGATCATTTATTTTGTCGAGATTATAAGCTCCACTATCAATGCCATTTTGCAGTATTGAAAACATTTCTTCTGCGGAAAATCCAGCTTGTCCCCACAACTGCGAATACTCTGCAAGATTATCAGTAAGTTCATGTGTCTTATCAAGACCGTTTTGTGAGCCTTTTGCGATAAAGTCAAAAGCCTCATCGGCAGTTAAGCCCATATTAGTCATAAGACCATTTACACCCCTTAGATTTTCTTCAAAATCTGAACCGAATGTATCACTTAGGGCTATGGCATTTTGAGTTATATCTTTTATTTTTTTAGGGTCGCTTTCGTCTATATTTTGAGTAACCAAAGCTATTTTATCTGCAACATCGGTAAGATT